TCTTGTTCGCCGTCAGCCCCTGTGAATGTCACCACGAATCCGGTTGTAAAATCACCCGTGACGACGACAGAGGATAGACTTGCCAGTGCGTTCAGCTCGTTTTCGACGTCGGTATTGGAGGCCGTGAATGGAATATCATTAGTCACTTCTGTACCCAAGGCCAACTTGAAATTTCCGCTGGTTGGCGTTCCGGAGAATGCAACGTTTTGGACCTCATCTATTCCCGGCCCGACGTTGCCGGTTTCGATGGGGCCGAATGTCGCCGTGGGATCACCCTGTACGGATACGATGAAAAAATCGGGGACCAGGGTTCCCAATGTCCCGAATACTCGCGCCGTCACTTGAGATCTCTGGGCTTTTTCCCGCTTTGAGTTTGTTATCGCAGAGACGTTGTCAAGTTGCACGCCTTCGGCGGTGTCCGGGTATGCGGCGTTATAAACTGATTCCGATAGCTCCCACAAAAGCGACTCTCTCTCGTCTTGAATGACTTTGATCTGACCAAATGGCCCGCCGGGGTCGAGGTTGATCTGGGCACCGAATTCATCTTGCCACCTTAGTGTGGTTTCATCTTGAATGACGGCCAACGATTTGGACTTGTACCCATCTAATGTTACGCCAAAACTCATGCTAGTACCTCCGATAATATGATATCACCCTGGGCGGACCGGACCCCAATTGAAACGCGGCTTTTGCGGATCTCCGAATCAAAGGCTATCTCAAAACGGAACATGTGAAGGACGCCGGGTGTTTGAAGGACGATGTCTTTTAGAATATTACTAACCGTATTTAGTGCGACGCCTTTGACGAATATGGTTTGAAAATAGGGGACGCCCACCGAGGTGTCTGCAAACCATTCCCCTAAAAATAATCGGAGGCGTTGTAAGATCAGCTGTTCGACTAGGGGTTTCCCGGTAATGATAACCAGCTGGTTATTTACAATCACAAACTTGTTGCAGTCCATTTCGATGTCCATGTTAAAGCTCCAATGCCCCGATGCTCGCTATTATATTATCATAGGCACCGGGTGTCAGGACTGGTGGTGGTCCTGTAATCGCGGTAATCGCGGCATCTAATGCGGTGACGTCTGAGCTGACTTGCGCTGCTAATGCCTTTACTTGTGCCAAAAGCTCCGCCGTGGCGTTTCCTATCGAATAGCCCTTTTCGGAAATTTTTAGCTTTGCCTCTCCGTGTCGAATCACTACGTTCTCCGGATCCAGGTTTCGGCCACTCTTTAGCGTTGTAAAATTTGGGATGGCTATGGCATCGGTGAGGTCATGATGCCTGCTATCTTTGGGATTGATGGTTTTTCCGTTGCCACCTTGCTGCTTCCAAATATCGAGGGATCGTTCTGAAAAAATAACGAGGACGTCGTCTCCCTTCTGAATCGGCCAACTCATGGCGAAATTCGTGCCCTTTGGGAATCCCAAGGGCACGTTTGGTATTTCCGGGAGGTCTATGATTTGCCCGTCGGCGTATTTTCGTTTTAGTGCCGGGATAACACTGACCGTCCCTCGTTTTGGATCGTAGGTTTCGACGATTCCAGGCATCGATGTATGTAATCCCAATGCTGCAGCCTCAATCGATAGCCTTATCACTTCCGCCATCGTAGGTGTTCGCTTTGCTTGCCCCAAACTCATGACGTCGCCTCCACTTTGACCCTATAATTTCCGCCTCTTGTATCCCCAGTATACTGGCATTTCTGGGCGACGAAAAACCCAGGGGCAAATGTCGAATCGGGCAGCTTGCTTTCCAGCCTTATTGTCTCGTTAGGTGCAATCAGCGGGTTCAGTAGGGATTCAAACTCGACCCCTTCGGCGGTTTTGATGATGGTGTTCACCAGCCCTGTCTCGCTATTCACGACGATGGCTTCGTTTTCTTTTTTCCGGTTGGGCGCTTTCACGATCAGCTTATTGTCTTGAATATTCCAGATGAGCCCTTCTTTTCGAGTGACGAAATCCAAATATTCCCGGACGGGACCGGCCAGGACGATGCCGCTAATGTAATCCTCATCACTGACGTCTTCAATTGAAACCTTGGCGACTCCGAGCCTCCGGCCCAATAGGTTTAAAACGGCGCGGACTTTGATGCCGTTTTGGAATGCTTCATTGACGATGGTGTTTTTTATTTTATCCTCTGAATCACCCCCTTCGAAGGTGGTTATAAAGTCCGGGCCGCTTTTTTCGGTTTTTACTTTTTTAACGTCTCCTGAAAATAGCCGCTTGATGAGGGGCATGTCGCGCCTTATCCCTTCATAGCCTGCGGCCAGCGTGATTCGCAGCCCTTCGTTTTCCACGAATCCGCGGCTCTTTGCGTTTAAATTGTAGACCGATATTTTTGCGGTGTTGGCGTCCGGCCCGCTGTTTTTGTCGATATCAAATGTCACGCGCAATCCTTCAAATTGCCGCGAGTCATCGGTCTTGTTTTCGATGGTCACGATTGCTATTCGGTGAAATAATTCAGTCACTTTCAGGCTCGGATGTTATGACATTATGATTTGATGACTTGTCATAATTATGATGTGATTTGTTCAAGTCGCTTACGTTCTGCAGAGAGTATTTTAGGTAATTTGGATCCTTGAAAATCTTCATGAAAAACTCGGTGCATTCTTTTGTCATCGTGAACGATAGCTGATGCCCATAATCACCTGTTCTTTTGCGGCTTCCCTTTTTTTTTAAAAAAGATTTTAGGTTATCGGCAGGGTAAACTTTGATTAGTAATTGTATATACCCGAGGCTTATTGGGTCCGATGCTTGATCGAATTTATACCCACAAATGTCTTCATTTTGAAATGGCGGATGCAAGGTATTGTCACCATAATTCCATATTGTTTTGATCACGGTTGCAAATAATACCCCGCAAAATAGTGCCAGAATCAGTGTGGTGCTAAATAGTTTCTTCATATAGTAGTTTTAGGCGGTCGCCTAACTCCTCTTTTTCGATGGGATCCGAGGATTCCAATGTGTCAAAAAATGTCAGCGTTCCGGGCGGTAATCGCTCATCTGAAAATCGACCGATGAGGTCGGTATCTTTCAAAAGAAGCAAGCCTACCAGCAGCGGGATTTTGTCGGCATCTAATAAATCCATGCTCCAAATGTTCATGCGCTTATTAAATCGGATCTCTAAAAAAAATAACACGGCTTCCAGCTCGATGCTAAACTCGTAATGCTCGACGTCGGCTGTCAAAGGGATCTCGACTGTGGCCATTGTTATTGTCCCGCGGTGCCGGTCGGCCCGCCCAATCTAAATAGTCGAAAAAGAAACGACGATTTTTTTTCGACCGTTTCTGTGATGGGTTGGGTATCTTTTTTTCCCAGGTCTTCTTTTTGAGATGCGGTGTGGACGATTTCTGGCGATGGTTTTGGAGCTGTCAGTGTCGTGGCGATTTCCATTTGCTCAATGGTTGCTGTAAATCGGATTGCTTCGCCGTTCTGCAAGGTCCGGGGCATCGATAGGCTTGTAAAAACGACTGGATCGTATGTTTTGAATTCTGAAATTATCTTGAACGGGATGTGGTTTCGCCATAGCTCGTCTAAATATTTAAAGGCGTTGATGGCTTTGTCATCTCGATTTTGCAATAGGCCACCGATGGATCCGGCGATGGTCGTCAGGATCTGAAGTTCTTCATTGGCCGTCGTTAGTATGTTTCTAACTGGGGTGATGATGCTCAGTGGTGTATCTGAAATCACGCCCTCAATGCTGAAGACCTCATTGTCATTAATGACGTGGTCGGACTTGTTCGCGCCGCTCTCAATTGGGTTTTTAGTGACCGTTGATGTCCTTTCGTGGATCCCGCTGATGGTCGCGTCGATATCGAGGCAGGCCGGTTCTCCGGATGGCATTATGCTTTCGAATCTTGTCTGACTTGCCGATCTAAAAAATAGCGTAGCCGGTGCGAACGTCATGCTAAAAGACCACGCTTGGCCTGTTTTGTCTGTCGGCTTCTCTCATCATCAAATCAAAACTTTCGCGGATCCCTTCTTTGATGCTCGGCCCGACTTGGTCCGGAGTCGTGCCTTCCGGGACGTTGATTGTGATTGGCGCCGTCACATTAATGTTCTGGGTTTGCCCTCCGGCCACCGATCTCGGGAGGGTGTTAAATTGTCGATTCCCCAATGCTGCGGAAAATGCGACAGCGTTTTGTGTCCGATCTATTACCGGCAAGGCCGCAGCTGCCGCCTGGACACCTGGTTTTACCAGCTGGGACAATCGTGTTAGGACTGAAATTATGGGGGAGAAAAATTTGGTGATGGCCTCCCCGAAGAATAGGGAAAATCCTGAGAATAAATTCCTAAATAGTTCGGAGATGAAATTAAAGACGGCTAATATCGGGGCTTTTATTTTTTGAAATGCAGCGACTATTTTACCCGTCACCGAATCGGCCCCCTGAAAAAATGAGACGATGTCCTGGATCACTAAAAATATTGCCGCCGTGAGGCCCGCCCATATTGCTGCGAGACCCAGTCCGGCTGCGGTGACTCCCGCCAATATGCCGCCCACGAATTTAAAGGCGATAGCTATTTTACCGACGGCACTTATCAACGCACCTACGATAATCAGTAACGGCCCAATGACCGCCGCGAATCCCACGACCGTTAGGATTATTTTTTTCGTGTTTTCATCCAGACCTTCGAATTTCTCAGCCAGCTCGATTAACTTTTCGACCGTTGCGGTTGCTGCGGGCAATAATATTTTTCCAAATGATTCCGCGACGCTATTGAGTCGCCCTCTCAGGATTCTGGACTGGTTTGCAAACTCACCAGATGTTCGCGCAAAATCACCGAGCGCATTTGCACTTTGTCGCTGCGCGATTTGCAATGTGGCGAGGGCTTTTGCTTGCCTCTCAGTTTCGAATGTCAAACCCTTGGTCCTATTGAGCGCGACCTGTCGTTTCACGTCTGCTTCTAATATTGAAATCCCTAACGATTTAACGGATTCTCTTTCGCCGAGCAGTGCTTTGGTAAGCGCACGGCTTGCGCCATCAGCGCCTCCCACAAAATTTGTGAAAGATGCTAAATCGACCGCCAGTTCATTCACTTGGACCGATAAGTCTAGGGCTGATTTTTGTGTGAATCCGAATCCTGTTAAAAGATCACCCGTATCACTGAGCAGCTCTTTTGATTTTGTGCTGCTTAATCCAAAATCTTTGGCCAGTCTTTTAGCTGCACGTTCAGAGTCGTCGGCTATATCTTGGAATACAATCGCAAATTTCGAGCTTGTTTCTTCTGCATCGCTTGCGGCCTTAATAAAAAAGGCACCCAATGCAAGGGCGGGCAGGGTGATTGCCACCGTTAGGGTTTTGCCCACTTTTCTGAATTGTTTTCCGACGTCGGTTGCTTTTTTCTTTGTGGCATCCATGTCTTTTTGCAGCCGTTTGATGTCTTTGTCATCGACTTCAAACCCCCACTTTGTTACAAGCTCGCGGACCGTGATTGCCATCGCTAATTCCTACCGCCCGGACTAAAATTTGCGGCGTCGGCTTCGAGTTCTTCTAGCGTGTCCAATGCCTCATGGGCATCAAAAACATCAGATATATTCCACTTTTCTTGAATCTCTAAGAGCGAGCCTTTGCCTGCCATCACTAACCTCCATATCACCCATCTATCTTTGATGTTTCCTTCTTTGAGAATGCGGCTGCCATTTTCTTTGCCATGTTGCCTTCTGGCAAGGCTGCTAAAATTTCGAGCAAAAAATCGGAATAATTCACACGCAGCGCCTCCGCTATTACCAAAAATACATCAGCAATCTTACCTTGAAAATGGGTGTCAAAAATACTGAGTACCGATATAAAGCCGCCGCTTTTGGTCGAAACATCCACCGTCTTCATCAAATCATTGATGATTTGTTTCACAAAGTCTTCATCCATATTGCCCATCAATGCCGATATTGCCGAGCCGATCAACTTTTCATCGACCTCTTTTTTCATCAATTCTTCGAGCCCTTTTTTTGCCCCGTCTCCGCCCTCAAATGCGCCCATGACCATTGGCATTGTCGCTGCAAATGGCGCTCCTAAAATCTTGATTGGTGGTGGCGGATTTTTCGGATTAAATCAAAGTGGCGTTTCTATAAAGTACGTCTGTCTTGTTTGCAGCCATCGTTACAAAGGGGGTTCTTGTCCTCGATGCGGCTCCA